AAACTATGGAAGATTTAGTAACTATTGAATGTAGAAAATATACAGTCCAGATATTTAAATGGTTAAAAAGTCGTTACTCTGATAATGTATACGATTTTCTAGTTTTAGAAGAAGATGATTTGATAACTATAAAAATTGTAATGAATGTAAAGAAAGAATTCTATGAAAAAAGAGGAGTTGGAATTCTAAACTATATAATTAAAAGTTTCAAAAGACCAGAATATATAAAGATAAATTGGAGATATAATAGGAATATGTTTAATATTACTGTATTTTGTGGAAATGTAAAATCTGAAGTTACATAATTCAAGATAAAGTTTTTAAATTGGAAAACTGAAAATATGAATTTATGAAGAACGTAAAAAAAGGAGAAGATAATTTTGTAGAATTTGATAATTTTGACGAAGTAAAAGAAGTATTTGAAGAAGCTATGAAAATTATGGAAGATAAGGACGGTGAAAGGTTTTTAGTTATAGAAACTGATGAGGATTTCGAGAAGTTTAAGAAAATGTTATTTGAGGAATATTATGAACTTCATCCAGAGGAAAAACCAAAATCTTCTAAATGAAAAAAGATAAATACTTTTAAATTTGTCATAAAATCAGAAATAAAAATGAGAAAATATGGATAAAACATGGGCTAAAATATTAGTCTTTTTATTTTTTCTATTTTTTATATTTTTATCATTAGGAACATTAACGGTAGGAATTCTAACAAAGAGTTTAATACAAATTATAATAGCTGTAATATTTGCATCTGGAATTTTTGCATTTTTGTTAGTGGAAATTTTTGATATTTTTGCTGAAATTTATGACGAAATTGATGAGTTAAAAAAAGAAATTAAAAAAATGAAAAAAACAAAATAAATAGATATTTATTTGTCATAAAACAAAAAGTAAATGTTATGATAGAACAAAACAATCAAGAAAGGAAAAATCAAGAAGAATGTAAAGAACTAAAAATGGTTTTTTCTGACGGTGATTTTTTCTTTGAATGTAATGGAAAAATATATAAATTGATAAACGATACATTAGCGGAAATAATTACAACTGATTCTCCAAAAAAGAAGTAAAAAAATAACGTTAAGTATAAATTCAATATATTTTTTTAAATAATAATTATGGAAAAACAAGATAATTTAAACAAAAAAATCGAAGATGAATGTAGAACATGTATCAAAGATGGATGTGATTTTGATAATATGTATTGTATTGATTGGTGTTGTTATGTCCGATGTGGTAACAAATGTTATAGAGTAGAATATTTTGACCCATTAGGAACTCTAGATGATGGATATACTGAATTCTTTGAAGATGATATGTGTGATAAAATTCCAGAAATGAAAAAATAGACAATAATTGGAAATATATTTGTCATATCATAAAGTCAAAACTTGAACAAATATGATTCTAAGTGACCGTGATTTAAAATATTATTTAGAAAAAAAATGGATAAAGATAATACCATATTCGGAAGAAATAATTAGAGAGAACGGAATAGACCTAAGAATTGGTAACCAATTTGCCAGACTAAAAAAGACTAACAAAGTTTTTGAACCAGGCGATAATATAGAAGATTTTTATGAAATTATAAATTCTAACGAAATTATAGTCCAGCCCCATGAACATTTACTAATGACCACACTTGAACATATAGAACTTCCAAACGATATTATGGCTTTTGTAAATCTACGTTCAACTTACGCTAGACTTGGGATTTCAATACCTCCAACTATTGTAGATGCTGGATTTGAAGGCGAATTAACAATAGAAATTGTAGGGTCAGAATTTCCCGTAAAATTAGAAGTTGGAGAAAGATTTCTACATCTAATTTTCGCTAAAACATTATCTCCAGTAGAGAAACCATATCATGGAAAATATCAATACCAGAGAAATGTAACTTTACCAAAATTCCAAATAAAAAATGAAAGTCAAGAAGAGAAAAATGTAAGAAGCATGTATAGAAGTTAAAAATAAAAAAGTTAATAACTTAAAAAATACTTTTTTATTATTGTGATATTGTTTCTATCTTAATTTCTTTATTTCCATTATCTTTTGTATGTTTTTCTAAATATTCTATAATTGCATCTCTAATAACTTCTGACCTATGAAGCCCATTATTTTCAGCATAATTGTCTAATTTGCTAAGAAGTTCTGGTTCTATTTTAAAACTTATCGGTCTCATTTTACTCCTCTCTTCTCCAAATATTCTTTGACTGCCTCTTCTATAGCTTGTGTTATTGTTATGTCTTGTTCTGCACAATATTTTTTCAGTTTTATCTTCAGATTTTTGTCCATATTAATACCAAAAACTACTTTCTCGGATTTTTGTTCAGATTTCATTTTTTCCGTCATTTTCTATCAATTTGTGAATATTTATTATGACATATTTATATGTTTCGATTTTTTGCGGAAAATTTATTACAAAGTGATTTTGATAATATATAATTGATATGACTATACTGTCATATGTAGAAGAAGGATTTTTAACGTTAATGGGCGTTCTAATAGCGTCATATATTGTTGGAGAAGTAGTATATCTATACAATCAGAAGCAAAATAATGAGGCTTTTCAAAACGCTGTAAATGAGATGTCTAAATCTACAATAACGGCAATTGAAAGTATAAAAGATACTACAACTCTTGGAGTAAATGCACTTCTAAATATGGACACACTTTCAGATGTAAATAATCTAGCACAAAAGAAAGCTATACAAAATCAAAATTCTCAAAATCAACAAACCAAGTAATCTAGAAAACTTGACTTTTAAACATATAAGTCAAAACTTTTTTTATATCACTTTTTGTTTTTGGAACTAACTGAATATTTATGTCAGAATGAGGAGGCATATGTTTATGAACTCTAGAATAATCTAAACGTTTGTTTGTGAAAACTAGAACATGATAATGTAAACCTTTAAGTTTTGTTGTATATTCTTTCACAGAAAAAACATGGGAATTTGAATCATGATTGTACACATATTGTCGAAATTTCTTATAGATTTTTGTAGTATCTCCGTATCGATAATTCGTGGAAATTGTAACAAAATAAGTGTAAGAGTAAAGAAAGTGATAATTAAAAACTTTTTTACAATCCATGTATGAAAATGAATATCTGACATTTAAATGTTAATGTCACGTTTAAATTGAGGATAGGAGTATAAAAAAATATGAGAAGACAAAGAAACAAATACATAGAAGTAAGAATACCTCATGAATATCAATCTATTTTTTATGAAAAAAAGGAATTAATTAAACAAGAAATTGACAAGATATTAAATGGACAATCTGAGTTCAAATTGATAGAAAAACCAGATGTTTACGATGGAAAAGTGTTCTTTACAATAGACCAACTTTATTATGACAAACTAGAAGAATTGGCAAGAAAATACAATACAAAAATACCAAGACTTGTAAGGTCTTTGTTCTTTAAGTTAATTTAAATATTTTTTTCTCTTATTTTCTAATTCCCCAAATTCATATTCAAAATATAATGTATATTGCTTTTTGTATTTATAATAAAAATATTGAAAAATATGTTAACTTATAAGTTTGTTAATATTTATATTTGTCATAATTTAATATACTAATTAGGGGATATAAATGGCGTCCCTTAAAGAAATAATAGATGAACTTGGAAGACAAGCTAAAGAACAAAACAAAATAGTTAGTAGAGTTTTAAAGATAAAAGGTATAAAAAGGATAGTTGTACAATTAAATGCAATTCCAGAAAATGGAAAAATAAGATATTCTATGACAATACATAGTCAAGCTAATTACAGAAAACAAATAGGAATTACAGCAAATGATGCTGAAGATTTCAGATTAATTTCGGAATTCCTAAACAAATATAAAGACCTTTTAAATGAATACGTAAAGTTTTCTCCTAGAAATGGTAATGGAATAAGAGAAGAAGAATTAGAACTTGAAAATACAGAAGATGAACAACAAGAAGAACAGAAACAAGAAAAACAACAAAAGAAAGGACAAAAAAAGAACGTTGAAGATGAGTTTTAAAATGTCATAAGATTTCATTTTTTTTATGAACAATAACTTACAATTCCTTGAAAAAGTTAAAGAACATTCTTTTTTTTATAACCCAAGAGATACAGAAAGGGTTCTTAATATTATCTTGTCAGAAAAACAAATAGATGACAAGAAGAAAAATGAAATTCTTAAGGCTTATAGAAGAGGGATAGACCAACAATATTTTTCAGCAACTTTGCCATATTACGACGAAGTAAAATTTATCTCTAAAATAACAAATTTTAAAGTAAAAAATGACAAAATAATTGCCAGATTTCAGAATGGATTTACAGCAAGTTTTGACCCACATTATATAGCGGATAATCCTGATGACTTCTATAACCTAATAACAAGTTTTATGTTTGTAAAGATAAGAAAAGGTGCTAATGGCTGGTATATTAACGACATTTATTCCATAGAACCACCAAATAATTATGAAATTGCTAAAGAACTTTTCGGCATGGCAAATCAGGAACATCAAACATATGCCCTTCTACTTCAAAGTTTCGGTTACGACCCAACTAAAATGGAAATTCAAGATATCTTTCTTTATTTACCTAGATTATTCCCACTTTTTAAATCACCAATTACCAAACGTCAGATTAATTATATAGAAATATCGAATAGAGGAACTGGTAAAACTACGACTTTTATGATACTACAAGAAGTCTTTAATTTCCGTTATTATACAGAAACCCCAACTTATGCAAATCTAGTTTACGACGCCAGAAATAATATGTATGGTGCTGTCTTTCTGTCAAATGGCTTGATTTTTGATGAGATACAAAACTGGAAAGATGGATATTCCATAAAAGAACTTGGGGCTATAAATGCTACTCTATCTACTGGTCTGGAAAATTGTGTATGGACTAGAGGAGCTGGAACAGAAAGTAAATCTTCAATAATTCAAAAATGTATTCCAATTATTTATGCTGGAAATCCATACTCCATGACTCTAAACAGACTAAGGACTCCAGATGTAGAAGATTATCTTGTAAATTATCAAATTTTCACATCTGCAATTTTAGATAGAATACATATCATACAACTGGCAATTAAAAAGACTTATGAAAAAATTGTAAATTCAAGAGTTCTATATCCGTCAATTTTGAAAGCTTTAGTAGAACTAATACAGCAGAAGATAAACAGTATAAATAATTATGTAATTTGTGATAATTTAGAATCTAGAAGACAAGAACAAGCTATTGACATACAAATTTTACTACAAGCTCTAGATATTGATTTACAATTTGGACAGAGAACAAAAGAAGAAATTTGTAACCAAATAATAAACTTTATGAGATTTTCGAATTTAGGTGAATAGAAATGAATTATGAAGAATTAGTTAAACAAAGTTTTAAAATAAAATATCCCGAAGATATAATATTTCCTAGCGAAGTCGGAGTTTGTTTTAGAAAATCATATTTCTCTAGGAAATTTGAATTTGAAAAAGGAATAAATGAACTTACACTTGACCTCGGAGAACAACATCATTTAAGAATAGAGAACTATTTTACTGAAAAGTTAGGATGTCAATCAGAAATAGAAGTAAAAGGAGAAATAGAAGGTCTAAAAATTTCTGGTAGAATAGATTTGATTTGTGGAAATGATTTACTGGAAATAAAAACTATCTCCAATAATTATTTCAATATTAAAGAATATCATCTATACCAAATTGCAATATATTACTATTTATTAAAATTACAAAATTACAAAATTGATAATATTTATCTTATATATTTAAATAGAATAAATAGGGAAGTTAAACAATTTTTAATTGAGAAAAATGTATTAGAAGAATATGTACAGAAAGTTATAGATTGGATTAAGAAATTTAAAGAATATCTAAAATTAACAGATTATAAAAATATTCCAGGAGCTAACAATTATTTATGTAAAAATTGTGATTTCAAAGCCAAATGTTCTGGTAATCTTTTTGATTATTTTCAATCAACTGACAAAAAGTAATATTCAAAATATTGCTAATATGTATTGTTAGGCTGACAAGACGTAAATTTAAAAGTCTTTTTATTTGTCATAAAACAACATTTATATGAGGAAATATGATGGAAAATACATTTCAAGAAATTGTAAATACAATTGAAGAAATGAAGAAAGAAGATATAGAAATCTTATTATACAAAACTGTGGATTTTTTAGAAAAATTTGAAATATTATTTTACACAAAAAAAGATAACATTATTAAAGGATATTTAGAAATTAGAAATAAAGACTTCTATTTTGAAATCAGAATAAATAAACTAAAAAATGAAGAGAATTATACAATAAGTGTAATAATAGGAAAAATGGTAATTGTAAAAAAAGTGGGGGTGTTAATGTAAATGTGTGCTAAAGTTTGTAATATTGTCGTAACTTTCAAAGTAGATGAAGACATGTATGAACAACTAGAAGCTTACGCTATAAGACATAAAATGTCAAAAGCTGAAGTTATACGAAAAGCGTTAGAGAAACTTTTCGAAGAAGAACAAAAAGTTGAGAAAAATCTACAAATTAAAGTAGAAAAAGGATGGAAATTAAGGAGGTAAAAGGTGTTATAATTGAAAGTTTCTTTAGTTTCTTATACTCCAGATGGGGAAAAAGTTATTGCAATTGCAGCAAAAATGAGTAGGTCAAGAAAAGGGTGGGAGTATCATAAAGAAAAAGTGACAGATGATGAAATAGAGCTTTGGATAACTGATGCTATAATTCATGGATATTGGTCTGTACTTGAACATTCTGTTTACACTTTTTCTATCGAAGGAATTTCTAGAGTAACATCTCATCAATTAGTTAGACACAGAATTGCGTCTTATACTCAAATGAGTCATAGATTTGCTAAACCAATTGATAATTATTATCAGCCAATTATTCCGCCTTCTACAGAAAAAAGAGCTAAAGAAATTGTAGAAAAAGCTTACAGTGATTCATATAAAAGATATTATGAGTTACTAGAAGCAGGAGTTCCAGAAGAAGATGCCCGTTACGTTTTACCGAACGGTGTCAACACAAACGTCGTAGTAACTATGAATGCTAGAGAACTTTACAATTTCTTTGCTTTAAGACTGTGTTCTAGGACTCAGTGGGAACTTAGAACTTTAGCTTGGAAAATGTTAGAAGAAGTGAAAAAAGTACATCCAAAATTATTCCGTTATGTTGGACCAAATTGTATAATTCATGAGAACTTTATACGTGACACGCCGATAACTCTTGACTCAATAAACGAGAAAACAGAATTTGTATCGAGAAGATGTATAGAAGGAGTTCCAAAAGATAGAATTTATAAATGCATACAAAATTCAAAACTAAAAAGATAAAGAATAAAGAAAAAAAATTACTCTTTTAAATATACTCTTTGTTTTGTACGTCCACTTTCTGGATTTATTTCTGCTTTTATTATTATCAGTCCTTTCTTCTGCAATCTTTCTAATCTCTTTGAAATAACTCCATTATACCTACTTGCCCATGAAAATTTTTCTATAATATCTTGTTTCCATACTCCTTCTGGTTTATCTTTTAAATATTCCAGAATTTGTTTTTCTTTTTTACCTAATCTAACTTTTCCTCTCGTTTCACTTTCCATCTTTATCACAATATAATATATGTAAGCTTTTATATTTAAAGTTTTCTTTATGAGTTTACGTTTATATTTTATGGTTTTTAAATTGCAAAATTTTAGGAATAATATAACAAACAAGAGAAAAATAGTCCAAAAAAAATTGATTAAAAAGGGGTAACCCAAACAAAGAAAATTAATGGGAAAAAAAAGTGTTTAATCTTGACTTTGGGAATTTTGACGTTTTACAAGTAAATTAAATTCCATTTCTGCTATTTGTTGAGTATATCCGTGATAAAAATAAATTCTTTTCGTCTGTGTCTGTAAATAAACGGCTAAACGGGGTCTTGAACAACATGTACACTTTGCTAATACTACATTTCCATCTCTTCTAACTTCTTTAAAGTCATGGTATTTGTATCCAATAACTTGAAATCTCATTTTTATCAATTACATTTATGTCATTTCACATTTATAAATTTTTCGATATCTTTTTACGTATCGATTTATCGTTTCTGTAAAAAAATTAAATTATTTTATGATTTATAATATATTCTAGAATTACATATAAGGTAAATCCTATAGACAAGTCAATAAGAATTGTATATATTAAAACTTTAATATCTCGCCATGTTTCTCGTTTCATTTATTTATCACCTTTTTCGTATTTTTTCTTTAGCATTTTTAACAGTTCCTCTTCCTCAATTTTTTCTAGTTCTCTTTTAGCCTGCATTATGAAAAACAAAACTAAAAAACCAAAAATAAATTCAATTTCGTATATAAGTAAATGTGTATTTGTTATATTACCAAAAATCATACTTTTTCACCTATTTTTTCAGATTGAAATATAGACTAAGCAGTTTCTTAAATACATCTAAACCGCCCACATCTTCTTCAGTAATATACATCACATTTTCTGGATTATTTTCAAAGATTATCTTTAACTTGTATTTGTCGTCATAAAACAGATATACATTAGCATATCGAAATTTTATGTCATTATCTTCTTTAGTAAAACAAGTATCATCTAGCTCATTAACTGAAAAATTTCCTAAAAATAATTCTTTACCATTTCTTACTTCTTGTAAAACTTTTTCTATAACTTCATTTTCAATCATATCTTTATCACTTTATAAAATATCAAGTTATTTACGACAAATATAAAAATGTTACAAACTTACGAATTAAAAAGTTCTTAAAATGATAGTATTAATATTACGAAACTGAGGAAAATTAAACATAAAAAGGTAAAAAGAAAAAGAAAGATAAAAAAACAAAAAGAAAAAGAGAAAAAGAAAAAAATTAACTTTGCCTTGGGACTACAAGTATATAGTATACTTTCTTTTCAATAACTAGTACTGCTTTCTTAAAATTTTCTTTCTCATTTTGCAAACTTTTCTCGTCTTTAAAAACATCAATAATTTCGAAATGTTCACAAGAACCTAGAGACCATAATTTCCCATTTCGTGCAGATTCTGGTATATATTTGGGGTCATTAGTTATCAATATATCGTTACAAATGGGGCATTTGATATAGATTTTTTTACTTATATGGTCTATTTTTAATTGATTTAACATTTTTGTTCAATTACATTTATGTAACACCTCATTTATAAATTTTTCTTTATGCTTTTATGTATCGATTTATCGTTTTAATAATTTTTTTAAGACTTTGTAATAATATCAATAAGCAGATAAAAATTAAACAAAAAGAAAATAATTGAAAAAGATAAAAATGCAAAAATTAAAAACAAGTTATTAAAATTAGAAATTATAAATTTGGAAATTACGAATTTGAAATAAAAAATTAAGAATTTAAAAAATTAATCAACTTTTTTACTTTTGGATGAAGGATGTACAAATAAATAATATTGTCCTGAATGAATAGTTATCGTATTTACTCCATGATCTGGAGATTGCATTTTAACATCTGTATCTTTTTGGGGATAAACTATATAAGCATCCCCTGGATTTGAATATATTGATATAATTTCAACTTCACTAGAAAATTCAATTTCATGGTTATAGATTTTCAATATAACTCCTTTTTCCTGCTCTAAATCTATTATAGTCTTTAACGGTGGTATAGTATAAATTTCCAAATTTCCTTGATTGTAGTATAACGGAAATTCTATTAATTTTCCTTTAATATATCTGTCGTAAACAGTAAATTCATAATTGTTATAAGAAATTAATAGTTTCTGATTTTTTAGATTGTAAGTTTCTAATGTCTGTATAATATATCTTTTCATGTCCTCTAAATTTCTCGATATTTTTTGTCTACTTAAAACCTCAAAAATTGAGTCAATCGGTAAATAGTAAATTCCCCTAACTTCCTTAAGTTCACCATTCTGTAGTCTAAAACATCCTTCGAAAGTTTTTCCTGACCTTGAAACGTAATTTCTACAATCTATAAATCCTCTTGAAATTGTTGAAATTTTTGTAACTGAATTGTTAAGATGTTTTATCATGAAGACTTTTGGTAAATGTTCTATTTGTTTAACTATTTTTATTTCGAATTTGTTTTGACTCATTTTTTAATCTCCTTCTAAAATTTCATATCCCTTAGGACAAATTTAAAAGTCTCTTTATCTCTTCATCTATAATTTTCTTTAAACATGTATTTTTATTCCAAATTTGAGAAAAATAGTCCATAATTTTCCCCAATTTATAATTTAAAAATAAAGAAAAAGAAAAATGAGAATAAATAAAAAAAACTTTTCAATAATAATATAACTGATGTTCTATAGTAAAATACAAGTCATGTGCAGTAAAGTCGTAATATACAATTCCTTGTACTATAACTTCACCAACCTCCTCGTCTAGAATTTTCACTTTGTACTTTAAAACCCAAAACATCGCTTTAATTTCCAAATCATCAGATTTCAAAACTGGTTGATAATATGAAACCAATATACGAATTGATTCTGCTTGTTTTTTATCAATCTGTAATATTTGGGATATCATTTTTTTCCCCTTATTTACATTATCGTAATCGACCTTTATAAATTTTTCTTTACCTTTTTACCTTTACTTTTTTCGTTTTTTATAACGTTATTTATGTCAACTTTGAAATTAGACCTACTTCCAATTTTTATTCCAAATTTGAGAAAAATAGTCCATAATTTTCCCCAATTTATAATTTAAAAATAAAGAAAAAGAAAAATGAGAATAAATAAAAAAAACTTTTCAATAATAATAAAATTGGTGCTCTATATCAAAATAATAATCTCTTTCGATAAAGTCGTAATATACAATTCCTTGTACTACAACTTTACCAATTGTTTTATCTAAAACTTTTACTTTATACTTTAATAACCAAAACAAAGCTTCGATTCCCAAAGTTTTAGACTTTACTATTTTTTGATGTTGCAATACTATTTCCTTTATTGTTTCAATCTCATTACAATCTATTATTCTACTCTGGGATATCATTTTTTTCCCCTTATTTACATTATCGTAATCGACCTTTATAAATTTTTCTTTATTCTTTTACATCTCTATCTCTCGTTTTTTATAACGTTAAGTTATTTATCTTGAAAATTAGCACTGCTTACAATTTCTATCTCAAACTTGAGAAAAATTATCCATAATGATAGAATTAGGAAATTTAAAAAATTAAAAATTAGAAATTGAAAACTTGAAATAAAAAAATTAACTTTGACGAGGTATTAGAAGATAAACAGTTCCAGGAGACTCCAGTTTTAAAACATAATTCTCCTTTAACCATCTTATATAACTTCTTCCACATCCTGGCGGTTCATATTCGTAACATAGCCACGAGACTTCAAACCATTTGTAATGTTCACAGTCCCCATATATAATGACCTCCTCAACGTCAGTTAGTTCTCCTAATATTTTTCCACATCTATCGCATTTATATACAATTGAATTTGATGTAATTTTCCTTTCCACCATTTCTTATCATTATTATTTATCCTTCTTCTCCTTTTTAAATTTTTCTTTAGCTTTTTATCTTTGTATCTCTCGTTATTTTCATCTTTCAACTTTTCAACTTTGATTTTCTCATTTCTCATATTGCTCATATTGCATATTAGCATTTTTACTTTTTTGCATAATTTGCAAACTTTTTGAACTATCTGTATGTAAACTTTTACTTTCTGACTTTACTGTATTTTTATTCCAAACTTGGAAAAAATTGTCCATAGTCTCGACTAAATAGTAAAAAGAAAACGTAAGAAATAGTAAACTTAAAAATAAAAAATTGGTAACTTGAAATTATGTAAATAAAAAAATAACTAACTTACCAACAGTCCTGTAAATACCTTAAAACTGTCTTCTCCGTAACGCCTAATAAATCTGCTATCTGTGAAATATTGTAGCCTTTCTTAGCTAACTCATGAGCTATGGAAACCATATCATCTCTTGTCTGCACGTAATATTTTGTGTTTCCTACAACAATTGTTTTCATCTTTTTATCCCCAATATAACATATGTCAAAACACATTTATAAATTTTTCTTTGCTTTTTTACATCTCTATCTTTCGATTTTTTTAACGTCATTAACGTTATCTTGTAATTTACTCCTGCTTAGTAATTATTTTCCGAAATTGAAAAAAATTCTCCAGAGTCCTGGCTGTTATTGTTTCTCAAATCAAAATATATCGTCTTAAGTATTTAAAGTTTTCGATAAACTTTTACCTTTGTATCTATCGTCTTCCAAAATTAGGAAATTAACAACTGCAAATATACGAATTCTGAATTTGAAAATTAGAAACAAAAAAACTATAATTATTTTTTCATTAAAAAATATATCTCTTTTCCAGTATATACCATGACTTCTTTATTTTTCTTCAGTCATTCTACATATTTTTTGCCTTCAACAGTCGGTTGTTTTCCGTAATAATCATATGGAAGAATATACCAAATGTAGTGAGAACATCCGTCATAAATTGTCTTATTACCGTTTGACAATTTTTCTAATAATTTTTTACCACATTTTTCACAAAAATATGTCCCAACTTTTTCTATCTTTTTAGTTAAGACCATCTTTAAACACTTAAAATTTAATATATCTTATGACAAATTTAAAGACATCTTTATCTTTGTGTCTACAATTTTCTTTAACTTACAATTTTTATTTGTAGAAGGAGAAAAATTGTCCAGAGTTTAGGCTAATTTGGAAAATGAAATTGGGGAAATAGAAACTCAAAAAGAAAAAAATAAGCTGAAAAAAATTGGAGAAAATAAAAAAATCAATATTTTCTGAAACTAAGATAACTTTTTAGGACTTCTACAAAATCTTTGAAACTGCCTATGTCATCTACACTTTCGTACAGTACATTTGACGGGTCACCGTTAAATTCGTATTTAAATTTATACTGTTCGTTATATTGCAAATAAACAAAGACATATTCAAAATTCCAGAAGTCCTCATCTTCTTCGAAACCGCTCTGTTTCAGTTGTTCTGGAGTAAGGGTAACCAAAAAAATTTCACCCTCCTCCTTTGCTTTTTCTAATGCTTGATTTACCTTTTCATTTAATTCTTTTTCATTTTTTATTGGGGTGTTCATTTTGTTTTCCCCAATATACATTATGTCAAAACACATATATAAATTTTTCTTTGTCTTTTTACCTTTATACTCAAAAATTTTTCGACTTTACGTTACAATTTCCAATTTTTCTAATACCTGCATATAAAAACTGAAAATTCCAATTTACTCCATTTTTTCATTTTTTTCGCAATTATTGTTTTTTACATTTTTATAAGAAAAACGTAGAAATTCCAATTTACTCCTGCTTTGTATTTTTATTTGGAAAGTGAAAAAAACGAGCCAGAGTTTGAGCTTTCTTTCTTTCTCAAATTGAGATATGTCAATTCTTATATATAAAGTTTTCTTTGCATTTTTACATTTGTATCTCGATAGTTTTTATTGACAATTATTTAACTCCAGTTTCTCTAACCCCTGCTAAATAAAACTGAAAATTGTAATTACACAATTTGAAAATTATGCAATATGCAAATTATGGTTCATAAAAACAACTTAATTTTACTCCTCCAATTTTTTTCATTCTAGAAGAGAAAAATTGTTTACGAACGGTAAAATTGCGTAAAAATATCTAATTTGGTTTGGAGTATAATTATTAACTTATAACTTATAATATAATAATATACTAACTACATAGTTATATAACTACATAATTATATAACTATGCAAATTATATAATATATTAATATATTTTTTCTATAATGGTAATAATAAAAATAAAAAAATAATAAAAAGGAGAAAGATACTCCTCACTACATATAACAAATGCTTTCTCCTGGTATTTAAATCTTTCTTTCTAAACTTCCAATTTTCCTAACGCTTAATTCAAAAAATCCTAACTGGAGAAATATAATAACTTCCAAATATGTTTAGTAACTATATAACTTTAAACTGTAGTTTTGGTTTGACTATATTATTAACTTTATAACTATCGAATATGTTTAGTATCTTTTTAACTAATAGTTAAGGTTTTGGTTTGGAGAAATTAAATAATTTAATAACTCTCAAATTATAAAATTTAATAACTTTGGAATATGTTTAGTAATTTTGCAGTTTTTAATTGGAGTTTTGGTTCTGGAAAGTTATTAATTTTCAAATTAAAAGCTATTAACTATTAATATCTCCAAATGACAAATTATTCCAAATTTCCAATTTTCCAATATTATAAACTTCTCCAATTAATATTTGGAAATGTACAATTATTCCAAATTTTGGAATTTCCAATATTTTAACTTTTTATTGCAAAATGACAGATTAATTGGAAGTTAGGAATTTCCAATATTTCTCAATTTAGGAATATTATTCCAAGATGTACAATTATTTGGAATTTTGGAATTTAGGAAAATAGGAATTTCCAATTTATTAATTTTAGTGCGAAATTTAATTAATTTTTGCAAAAAAGGAGCAAAATTGGAATTTAGGAATTTCCTAATTTAGGAACTTCCTAATTTAGGAATTTAGGAAATTAGGAATTTAGGAATTTAGGAACTTAGGAATTTAGGAAATTAGGAATTTAGGAATTTAGGAATTTCCTAGACCACAATATTCATATT